TACAAGGTTCAGTGTTGCTTATCTCAGCCAAGCGAGCAGACCGTTTATCTGACGAAATGCAGAAATTTGATACTGAGCACTCGGTTAAGGATTACAACCTAGACCTAGAGACACACGCTCTGGTAAAAGAAATACACGAATTACTAAAGGACAAAGAATGAAGATAGCATTACTTGCAGCCTTATCGCTTGGTGTAGCAAACGTATTCTCTGTTCTTATGGTTCAGGCAGAGGCACGAGGTCGTCCACACGTTGCTGGCATAACCGAGGTGGGCTACTGGCTCGCCAACATCTTCTGCATTAAGACTGCCGTTAGCCACTTTACATGGCAGTTAGTTTGCTTTTGTCTTATCTCTGCGTACATCAGCACGTACTTTGCCACACGTCATGGTCACGAAAACATTGAGGACGTTACGGATGTGCGTCAGGACAACGAATTAAACTCTTTAGAAGAACGAGTAGAGGTATTGGAGGCAAAGGATGAACCCAGGTGACTTGGTATTTTGTTCAACAAAAGGAATTATCGGTAAGAGTATCAGGTGGGCACAACACTTCATGCCTGACTCCAAGTACTCAAAGTGGAATCACGTTGCCATTTTGGATAGATACGTGGATGGCAAGTGGTACATCATCCAAGCACAACCGAAGGGTATTACTGACAACTTAACTCTTGATGAATCTGCTTTTGGAGGAACGTATGAAGTACTGGACTTGCCTTCCTCAGCCAACCGTGAAAGCGTTCTGAAGTTTGCTCGCTCTCAGGTCGGGTTGAAATACAGTTATCTTAGCATACTTTCATGTGCCATTGATAACATACTTCCAGACGCTATTTGTCTACGTAAATCCCGTACTTGGATTTGCTCTGGTTTAGTGGCTGGTGCTTTGTGGTACGGAGGGTTTCCCAAAGCAATGGAGTGGGCCGACCTTTACAGCATTACCCCTGCTGAAGTTGCTGGAGCAGTAACAGAGAAGTAAATTACATTATTGTTGTTTGTTTGTAACTTGTGTGGTAGACTCCCTGATGGGCGGAACTACACAAGGAGTATTACCTTGCAATCACCAACGACACACGTAATTATTCCAGACACTCAGGCTAAGGCTGGGGTACCTACAGACCACCTTAAATGGATAGGTCAATACATCGTAGATGAGTTCCACGATAAGCCAGTAAAGATTATTCACCTAGGTGACCACGCAGACATGCCGTCCCTGTCCATGTATGACAAGGGCAAGAAGGCAATGGANGGTCGCCGTTACAAGCAAGACATAGAGGCCGCNAATGCNGCATGGGCAATCTCAACCAAGCACTCACCGACTTCAACAAGAATCGTCGTAAGACCAGGCACGCTAAATGGAACCCTGAGAGGCACATCCTCCTTGGCAACCACGAAGATAGAATCAACCGTGCTGTCTCGATGGATGCACAACTTGAAGGAGTTGTTACCACAGACCACCTCGACTACGAGCGAAGCGGATGGCAAGTAAGTAATTACTTAGAAATTCTATGGATAGATGGCGTAGCCTACAGTCACTACTTCTATAACCCAATGACAGGCAAGCCACTAGGAGGCACCGTTGAAGCGAGACTTAAGTCCATTGGCCATAGTTTCACGATGGGTCACCAACAGACGCTCGCATACGGGCTTAGATTCGTCGCTGGCAAGAGCCAACATGGCCTTGTTGCGGGCGCATGTTACCTCCATGATGAGGACTACAAGGGGCCGCAGGGGAACGCACACTGGCGAGGAATAGTAGTTAAGCACGAGGTGCGTGACGGTAGTTACGACCCGATGTTCGTCAGCCTTGACTACCTGTGCCGACGCTACGAAAAGATGCCACTGGTGCAGTTCATGAAGAAGAAGTACCCCAACGTGGAATACTCGTTCTAATGCGCACCGTAGTTGGAGTTTTATTCTGCGTTGTTCTATTTGTAGGTGCATTAATTATGGCAATGATTGACGACTAATGTGGTCCTGGATACTTGCCGTAGTTGGCTCATTTGGATTGTTCACTGTCGGTAGCAAGATACGTTGGGGATGGTTTGTCCTTATCTGTAACGAGTGCCTATGGGTAATTTACGCTTTACAATCAAAACAATACGGGTTTATTTTGTACAGTTTCCTTTACGTTGCTATGTACATCCGTGCTATCTTTAAGTGGGATGACAATGATTAGTGTATTCACGCCAAGCCATGACCCTAAGTACCTCAACGAGTGTTACCGTTCGCTTAACGAGCAGACTAACAACAACTGGGAATGGATAGTTCTTCTTAACGGTGATGCCGAATGGGAACCACCAAAGGATGCACGAGTTACCGTGTACTGGTCTGTACATACTGGCGTAGGCGCTCTTAAACGTGAGTGCATGGACTATTGCAAGGGTGACATTCTTCTTGAACTAGACCATGACGACATACTTCTTCCCACTGCCCTCATGGACGTGGAGTATGTATTCGACAACATGCCAGAGGTAGGCTTTGTTTATTCCGACACCGCTCAGATTCTTAAGGACGGTAAGCCAGACGACTCCGAGTTTGACCCAGCCCACGGCTGGAAATACTACGTAGAGGATGGATACAAGGGTGCCCTTTCTTTTGAGCCGTACCCCCACAACCTTTCCTACATTTGGTATGCCCCTAACCACCTGAGAGCCTTTCGCAGGGCCGTATACGACCAAATAGGGGGCTATAACGCCAATCTAGAGGTACTAGACGACCAAGATTTAATGGCCCGTATGTACCAGGCAACCAAGTTTTACCACATTCCTGAGATTCTGTACCTGCAACGTGTACATCCAGACAACACTCAAACTGTACGTAACGCCGAGATTCAGACTGGCACCGTGGAGTTGTACCACCAGACCGTAGAACGTAACGCCGTGGCCTGGGCTAAGCGTGAAGGTCTGCTAGCACTTGACCTGGGTGCACACCACAACAAGGCTGAAGGATTCCTAGGTGTAGATTTACGCCCTGGACCTGGTGTTGATTACGTGGGTGACATTTTTGACATGGACATAGAAGACGGTAGCGTTGGTGTTATCCGTGCTTACGACTTTATGGAGCACGTTGAGAACAAGGTGGCGTTTATGGAGTGGTGCTACGACAAGTTGGCACACGGTGGCATGTTGCTATCTATGACCCCAAGCAGTGACGGACGTGGTGCCTACCAAGACCCTACACATGTTGCTTACTGGAATGAGAACTCGTTCTGGTACTACACACAGAAGCAGTACTCAGATTTTATTGATGGTCGTGTACGTTTCCAAGTGTCGTGCCTGCAAAGTTTATTCCCTAGCGAATGGCACAGAAACAATCACATTCCCTACGTTCAGGCAAACCTTATTGCGGTTAAGAGTACAACCCATGACTTTGGTGGTTATTTAAATATTTGACATTGCCTTTCGATGGGTGTACCGTAGGTACAACTCACGGAAGGAGTTACTAATGATTCAAGTTAACAACCCTGTACTTACCAACGTTCTTGTTGAGGAATTACACATCAAGAGCCAAGTACCTAAACCTACGGCAAAGGGAACACCGTTGCGCTATTCGTCTGCACACAGTTGTGGACGGCAACAAGGCTATGCAGCCTTTGGGGTGGCACCTACCGAACCAATGGACGAAGCGGGGGCATGGGTTACTGGCCTCGGCACTATCGTTCATGAAGCATTACAAGAAGCCATCAGCCGACGTTTTCCGTCAGCACAGTTTGAGGTGGCATCAGAGATAGGGGACATCTCAGGCTCGTGTGACGCACTTATTAGCGTCCATGATGTTGGCTCACACTACGGTGGAACTCACTTACTGTACGAGTTGAAGACTATGGGAACGTACTCATTTGACAAGCAAGTTGGGTGGAACCGTATGCGTGGCACTATGGGCGCAGGTGAAGGCCCAGCCAAGAAAGCCATAGTTCAGGCAGGCATGAACGCACTGGGCATTGAGTCGGAAAATCCTACTTTCCGAATTGAAACTTTAGTTATGGGAAGCATTGGCTTTGAGGCATTGTCTAAGCAGAAGGCTAGCAACCTAGGCATTGAGGGAGTTCACCGATTCCTTGCTGAGTTTGACATACCCCGTGAGGAATGGGAACCCATGGCACGTGAGGAACTAGCCCGTATGGATGGATTTGCTTTTAACATAAGTGCTGGCTACTTACCTGATAGGATTGCCGTTGACGATAACGGTGGGTTTCTAGAACTGAACCCCAACGGGCGTGGTTGGCAGTGCGAGTACTGTGCTTTTCGTTCTTTGTGTAAAGATGATGGTGCGGGTCAGGTTCGATTTATGGAAAGCGTGGCATTTAATGGATGAGGAATACGAACTAAGTCTTACCCCACTAGAGGTGGGTGCGTTGTACTTTGCGTATGTTTCGTTTAGGAACATGGTGGAGTTCCATGAGAAGGAAGCCAAGAACAATGGCGGTGTCTTGATGGAAGAAGAGGACATGATGCTTAGCGCAAGTGGGTATCTGGCAACAGCAGGAGTAAAGATTACATCACTAATGATGCAACTACAAGAGAAGGGGATTATACCTAATGCAGAGTAATGAGATTAACGAGTTAGCAAGTGCGCTGGTAGCGGCTCAGGCCGAGTTCAGTGCAGTACCGAAGGGGTCAACGAACCCATTCTTTAAGAGTAAGTATGCGGCTTTACCCGACGTGGTAGCAAGTGCCAGCCCAGTGCTAGCCAAGCATGGTCTAGCCATAAGCCAGTTTATTACCCATGATGATTCAGGTGGGGATGCGTTGTTGACGTACCTACTTCACCAGTCAGGTCAGTTTATGGCCTACTCAATGAAACTACACATGGTTAAGGATGACCCACAGGCACAGGGCAGTGCGGTTACATACGCTCGACGTTACGCTTACATGTCCGTACTTGGACTAGTGGCTGACGATGATGACGATGGTAACAGTGCGACCAAGGCGAAGCAGTCTGCACCAGCCAAGCCAAAGGAACCATCATCCATGGACGTGATGCGAGATTTACTATCAGCCAAGTTTGAAGCACCGGCAGACCGTAAGAAGTTTGTTGAAGGTCTAGTAGGCCGTGAACTTAAATCATTGAGTGACCTATCCTCAGCAGAGGTTGCGGGAGTAGTTCTAGAGTTGTCATGAAACATTGTAAGCATGATTGGCGCATCAACATAAGTGCACAGGCTCCCGTGGTTCTGTGTCACTTGTGTGGTGCATCATTCAAGCCACAGCCACAACAACTGCCTTACCGTGGTGTTGTGCCAGAAAAATTTAAGGTGGAACAATGAATGAGAATCTTTTAGATGTACTCATGAGCATGGAAACCTATGCTCACAAGACGGACCCTTGGACTAGTCACGAAGCAGCGAAGATGCTACCCATTAAGCGTGGCAAAGAGCGTCATCGTTTGTTGCTAGCGTTTAGGGAACACGGTCCAATGACTGACCAAGAAGCAGGTGATAAGGCTGAGATACTTGGTGAGTACGATGACCGTAGGCATTGCTCAGTACTGCGCAAGAACAAATTGATTGAGCGTACTGGAGAGACACGACCAACGACACGGGGCAACCCTGCAATGGTGTGTAAGATAACTAACAAGGGTCTAATCATACTTAGGGACATTGAATTGTCATGACAATTATCATTGGTTACACAGATGGAAAGACATACGCTATTGGTGGCGACTCAGGTGCCTTCGAAGATGGCGGTCTATTTCAATTGTCGGGTGAGCCAAAGGTATGGAAGTCAGGCGACTCTTTGATTGGTGGTTCGGGTACGTTTCGTATCATTGAGTTGGCACGCAAGTCAGGACTCAGTGACCCGTACGCACTACGTAATCACTTGATGGAAACAAACCCTGGTGGTGAGTGGAGTCTGTTAGTAGTAACAAAGAAAGCGTTGTACGAAATTGATGAGGATTTCTCTGTCATAAAGTTTAAGGAGAACTATGCGTCTATCGGTGCTGGTAATAGTGTTGGCACTGGTGCGATTGCTGTACTCGCTGAACAGAAGGTAGAGCCTGACACAGCAGTTCGTGTGGCGTTGAAGATAACGGTTAGACATAGCAACATGGCGATGCCACCGTTCAATGTATTAAAGGTATAGGTAACGATGAGAAAATGGGTGTGCCCCAAGTGTCTATTGCTGATTGAAGCAAGAGCAGAAGAAGTATTGCATCGTTGTCCTAGTAATAAAAATAAGTACACCCAGTTTAATGAGAGGGAACATGAACCAGGAACAAATAGAAATAAATTATCTCAGGGAAAGGAATGAAAAACTAACCCTGAGAGTTGAAGAATACATGGACATGGCTAAGTCGTTTCAGATGAAGGCCACAGCGTTGGAATTAGAACTATCTAAACTCCGACATCCTAGTGGTGGGGGTCGGTTTGATTAAACCCGTGCTTGCGATGGGGACGATACTTATGTCGTTGTCCCTGTTCCAGGCACCGCCGACAACACTTGCGAAGGCAGACGATGCACCGATGGTGGCGAACGGAATTAGAGAGTTCGACCCCATAACAGCATTGCCACCAAGTGTGCAGTTGCAGTTTAAATGTATTGCGTTTAGAGAGAGTAGGAATAAACTTGTTGATACCAATGTGGTATCGGGAGCACAGGGAATGTATCAGTTCATGCCTGAGATTTGGGCGTTCGCACGTTCTTACATGCCTAGCCTACCTGCTACACCAAACGAAGCGAATAAGATAGAACAAGATGCAGTAGCGTATTTTTATTGGACAAGAAATCACGGGTTATACCCAGAATGGACAGATGGTTGCTAATGAACTTTGATGAGTGGATTGATTACGGAATTAAGAATG